GGAATGAACAAAGGAACTGATTATGACTGCATTTGCTAAAACCAACTTCGAATCTGGCAACGGTGGATACCTCCACTATAACACTGGTACGGAACGTAAGTTCGTTGCTCGGTTTAAGCATCGTGGTCCAGTTACCAAAGCTAAGTTCATCAAGACTCTGATCAAGCACTACACCGTCGAAGAATATTTCGCTCGCCTCGGTGGTGCTTACAACGCTCAAGGTGAAGCTCCTCTGCAAATTCTCATGAACGATGAGATCCTGGTTTTCGATCGTGACGATCTCGGTCGTGGTTACTTTGTTCTTGATGGAAAGGTTCTCTAATGCAAGAGCGTGTTGGATATGCAATTGTTGGTGATGGCAAGTTCGGATTCAAGTATTTCGGTGAAACGTTCGAGAGCGATAACCCAGACTACTGGGAAGCTCGTGGATATCAAGCGATTCCTGTGTATGTTGATATGACTGCCGAACTAAAAGAGTTTTACTTCTACTAAAAATAACTGTGTACATTATTTTCAATATAGTATAGACTAAACTATCAGATGGTGATGGACCTCGAATGGTCTTTCGTAAATTGCTAGATATTGCAGGGTGGACTGGTCCATTACCATCTGATCTTTTTATAAATCGCAGGTCATATGAAAGAATGCATTCTTATACCGGCACACAATGAAGAAGTAGTACTACAGACTACTCTTAATTCTTTATACGAAGAAGGATTTAATCCGGCACACATTTATTGTGTTGATGATTTTTCTACAGACGATACGTATAACATATGTGTAGCCAATAAAGTAAATATTTGTAAGACTCCAACTAATTTAGGCAAAGCTTGCGCGCAAGAATATGCTATAAAACACTTTAAGTTGTGTGATAAATATAAGCATGTTATAATGATGGATGCTGACACAAAAGTAGATAAAAATTTTAGAGATACTGTTCTAATTAATTTAATGATATATTCTAATGTTGATTTGTTCGTCGGACAAGTTATTAGTTCAAATGCTAATCACATATATTCTGCATACAGAGCTATAGAATACACGTTTTCACATGAAATAATTAAACGGGGGCAAGATAATTTTGGTGTTATCTACGTAGCCCCTGGCTGCGTTTCAATATATTCTACAGCGATATTGAGATACTTAAGTTTTGATTCATCTATATTAACAGAAGATATGGACTTTACAATTCAAGTTCATAGACTTGGCGGAAAAATAAAATACTTACACGATGTAAAAGTTATAACTCAAGATCCTTGTAACTTAAAAGATTATCATCAGCAGATGCTAAGATGGTCTAGAGGATTTTGGCAGGTTGTTTCGAAATACTGCCATGTACTCATGCGCCCTAAAAAAGTAGATTTATATCTATTATATGTAGTATTGTACTCTCTTGTATTCAATAGAGTTACTATATTAGCTATAAGTTTATTTGTATTATCATCCATTGCAATATTACTTGCATTGTTTATTGATATATGCATTTTTGCTCTTATTGGATTATATACTTCATATAAAACAAAAAGAAACGATTTAATGTATAGACTTCCAGTGTTATACTTTTTATCGTTTTTTAATACATATGTTTATATTCGAAGCTTTTTTGAAATTATTATATTTGGTAAGAAAAAAGTTGATTGGAATAAAGTTAGTAGATACGGAGAAGACGATGAAGAAGTACATGTTAGTAGCACTGGCTATGTTAACACCTAGTTATGCCTATGCTGAAGAAGGAAATTTTCCTGGCACTCTCTGGGTTAATGTAACTGGACCATATCATGGAAATCAAGAAAATGGAAATTGGGTTGTGTCTGGTAAAGTGACTCAAGACGCGGTCATCACAGATATATCTGATTGGAAACTCAGCGCAACTACTAGCATCGGGTTCAGTAAGGATACTAAAGGTTTTGATTGGAATAATAAAGTAGTTCCATCAGCCGGCTTAAAATTATCAACTATTAAAAATAATAATTATTTTGATATTATTGTGCAATATGCTCATGAGCAATCACTCGGCAAATTAACAAACGGCTCTCAGCGATCAGCTGGAGGTGTACAAGTTTCGGTTAATTATTGGACTGGATGGGGTAGATAATGTACAATATAGCATCAAATGGATTAGTCGCAACAATAATGCGCTGGCCAATTCTTGGTGGAATCATATCAGGAATCACAGCAATAAACACGACTGGTTGGATTTCTAGTATAGCTATATTTATAGCTGGAAGCACAATTGGTGCCTATGCACTATCGAAGTACTTTAAAAATATGTTGTGTGATTGTGAAAACTATGATTTCGTCGACAAGATAAGCTGGGTAGTTGAACACAGTCCAGAAACTGGCGCTGAACGGCCATGGGATGTGTATTCAATGTTTGCTGGAAATGAATCTACTAAGCAACATTATGCTTCATATGCGACTGAAGAATCCGCTCTTAATAAGATTGCAAAACTGAAAGATATTTTGATAACTAAAGAAAAATAATATACTGGTAAAGAATACATTCATTTTGGTTATAAGATAAATATATTATCTGAAGGTCACAATGTTTCATCTTGATATTTGTAAATCTGAAACATTAAGGGGGGGGTAGATCTACCAGATGAAAACTAAATATAAACTTATAGCAGTTAAAATTACTTTTATTGGGTGTATTGCTTTAATTCTTTCTACAGAAGTTGGTAAGCAATATGCCGATCAAATTAAACCATTGATTGAGCTAATTCTTCAATAATAATTGTTGACATTTATCGAGTGGTGGTGTATAACAAAATCAGGAGATTTCGTTATGACAATGCATCTTTTAGGTCCTGCTTACACCACCACTCAAAATACTAAACGCAAATCTAAAATGACAACACCCAAGTATACTAAAATAGCCATAGACTGGCTAGAATACAATAGGCAAATGAAGCGCCTCGGTTGTAAGACTAAAACGTTCGAAGAATATAAGCAATATCGATCGGGCAACTATAAACCCAAGCTTCGTGGCACTCAGATGCCTAACTATAAGGTCTCAAACCATCGTGAGCAATACCCGTCTCAAAATCAGATAGGTACTCATTACACGAAAGATCTTGCTTATGAGCAAGAAAAACTCCAAGTAAGTAGCAATTATATCGTCGGCCAAGCCTATAACAAAGGCGGACTTGTTGTCCTTTCTAAGTCTGATGCGGCCGACCCGGCAACTGGCAAAAGACGGTGTTAACCATTCTTCTCCTTCTTCTGTCAGTGCCGTTCTTGGCGGTCTTGGGTCTCTTTCTTTGGATCGGACTCAAGGCCGCCAAGTATATTTTTCATTTTGCACTCTATGGCTTCATATTTTTATGCCTAATTGCTCTACTTTTCAGTTGACATTTTTATCAAACAATGGTAGACTGAATCATGGTTAGAACATATCTCACAAATTTCGACCGCATTATCTATGAAGGCGTAAGCCTTTATGATGCAATGGAAGCCGCTGAAAAGGCCGGTTTTGAGGCTACGATCTATAATGATTTTGACAAGACTGTCATGACTTATAGTCCTATTGGTGGATGGATCTTTAATGATTGATCTTCATGGCGTCAGCCCATTCAAGACTCCGCTCAGAATGGCAGGGGTTAACTTCGATAACCATCATCTCATTGGTTTCTCATGGCCATACACCAACTCACAAGGTAAGACATATTACACCACGATGACAGATCGTGGTTGGGTTTGCAATTGCACCGGTTTTAATTTCCATGGCAAGTGCAAGCACATTCGTGGTGTGCATGAAAGGCTAGTAGCATGATCGTTCAGAATGCAGTAATTTGTAACAAGTGCGATGACTTCATTGTCTCAAAGCACCGCCATGACTTTGTCGAATGTAAGTGTGGCAACATCGCTGTTGATGGCGGACAGGAGTATCTGCGTCGTGTTGGAACAATGAATTCGTATATTGATATGAGTTGGTCATTGCCTGATGAAGTGTATAACGAATGTGCCAAGGCGGTTCAAGAAGCGATGAATACCAATCGTAACCGGTTTGGTATTGCCAATGCCGTGATGCGCATTCTTCGTGAATATAACCACATCATTGCAGAAGGCGAACAGCGAGTAATCGCAAAGAATGAAAATTTGAATGAAGTGTTAATTGTTGAAGAAGACGGCAGCTATGCCCGTTATAGAAAGGTGGATATCAATGAGTAAGATTTCTGTAGAACTTGATTGGGAAACTATCGATAATATCGTTGTCGGTCAACTCCGTGATACTTGGGAAGGGCTCAAGAAGGACCTCGGTGCTAACAACCATGTATTTGTATGGGGTGATCAGGAAGCTGATGATGCCGAGATCCAAAAGCATATTGATGCTCTCGAGGTAGTCCTGAAGTGGTATACGACTCCTGATCAACGCAAGGAGCTGGGTCTTGAGTGAACTGCTTTATGTTGCGGTATCAGTCGTAGTTGTGTCTGTAGCATACCTGGTGTATCTTCTTAAGACTGCGCCTGAAGGCTATGAAGATGAAAACGGATTCCATTACGGAAAGGATCCAAGAGACAATGGCTAAATATCTTGTCGAAACTATTAGCATGTTTCGTATTCGTTACGTCGTTGACTGTGAATCTGCTGGCCATGCCAAGGACGTTGTTACGATGAACGAGGCTGAAGAGTTTAGTCAGCTTCACATCGACGAGATGATTACCTCCGCTCGCGAGATCGATGATGCAGAGTATCTTCGGCTGTTTAATGAGGATAATGACTATCTTCAGGGATGGGATGACGATCAGAAATTTAAATTTGTACACAAGGTGAATTATGGAACAGAATAAGGTTTATACGATCAAGCTCATCTCTGGTGAGGAGATTATCGCTCGAGTGAAGCAGGAAGGTGGGGTGACTGAACTCATCAAGCCCCGTGCAATTGCCATGAATGCTACCGGTGGATTCGGTATGATGCCTTGGCTGGTGTCTGCTCCAGATAGCAACGTACTGATTGCTGACACGACTATTGTTGGTGCTGTTGAAACCGGTAATATTGTCAGCACACAATACATCAAGCAGACTACAGGGATCCAGATTTAAACTATGAACCTCTTTGTTCTCGATACATGTCCAATCAAAGCTGCTCAATTGCAGTGCGACAAGCATGTGGTGAAGATGATCGTCGAGTCGGCTCAGATGCTCTCGACGGTTCACCGTATGCTTGATGGTGTGCAAACTCGTGTGCCATCAAAGTCTGGCAAGACCATGTCCAAGGCATGGACCTTGCCAGATAGCCGTGAGGATGTTATGTATCGTGCAGTGCACATGCATCATCCTTGCACCATCTGGACTGCTGAGAGCAACAACAACTACAACTGGCACTATGTGCACTTTGTAGCTCTGTGTGACGAGTATACGTACCGTTACGGCAAGGTCCACAGTACCGATACGTTGCTTCGTGAGGTTCTCAAGAGTCCTCCACTGAACATTCCGGTCGGTTACAAGACTCCACAGCCTCTGGCTATGAAGTCAAATCCAGAGTGTATGGACTATCGTGACATCGTAGGTTCATACCGCAAGTTTTACCAGACTAAGCAAGATCGCTTCAAGATGGTCTGGACAAAAAGACCAGTACCTGAGTGGTTTAATTATATAAATAACTCATAATAATAAACCACTCAATTGGAGATTCCAATGTCGACAGATATCTATGCTAAGTTTATTTCAGAACAAATCAATAAAGAAAGAGTTCGCGGACTGAGAAACAGTTCTCTTCACGAAGAACTAGAACTTACTTTAGAAGATTATGTCGACATGCTTCATACATATATTGAAAATCTAGAATCTCACTTTGAAACAGAAGACCTACAGCAGATCCAAGAACTTTCAGTGGATAAATTAAGAGCATATAATGCAAAGATCCGTGAAAAAGGCGGCGCTGAAAAGCTAGGAAGAGAAAAAGGTCAAAAGCTGGCTGCTGACAAAGCTCACGCTGCAATGGGACAACAGGTTGCTCCTTCCACTAAGAAAAAGCCACTTGGTGTAGTTCCGGCAAGCGGAAGCTGGGTAACAAAAAAATAATATATAAATAAGAATAACACGGCCTTCCCCTCTGATGCTGCGGCTCAAGGGAAGGCCTTTTTTGTCTGATAAATAGGCAAAAGGAGTTTTTATGAGTGCAGCATCAGACAAATATGAAAAAGATGTAGCAGAAAACATACACAATTCTGCTCCAAAAACTCTCACTGCTAATAGACCAAAAGTGTCTACATCATATCCAGACGTTCTTGTTGAATACGGTAGATACAGAGGCACTCAGAATGGTGTCTGGGTTGAAGTCAAAATGAATCATACAGACAATATGATGAATCCACGATTTCAATACGTCAAAGGAGAATGGCAAGTCATTCCTTCATACGAATCAGAAGCTACTAAAAAACTTGCGAAAATATTTAATGATTCAAAAGAAGCTCAAGAATGGATAAAAGGGCTAAAAAAATATTTGATTGATAAAAACTGGAGTGGAGATATTAATAATATTTCACTTCATTCTACTACTACGGCAAGAAACGCTGATAAAAATTCTGTTCCATTAATGATGATGAAGGGATATCTATCTTCTCTTCCAAATAAAAACGTGTGTAAAGTTCCGAACGTTGATATCGGCAATCTGGTTTCTTTACATTATTTAAAAGGTAAAGCGGCAACAGCATATTATCTTTCTTCTGGAGACGATTTTTATCAATTTGGAAATGAAAATCCACTTAAGATCCCAGACGTACCTAAGTTTGAATCCGCTGCCGGATTAAATCAAGTTGTTCTAAGAATTGGTGATCGCTCTGCCAATTTTGAAATTCAAGCTGAAGTAAAAGCAAAAACGTTGGCTAACAGCAAATATAGTGTAAAACCAGGTTCTTCGAAGATCAACCCATTTAAATTTGTAAAATAACTGTTGACATTTTTTTCATAACAATATAAGATAACAATATGAAGAAGATTAATCGATTTAGAAATTTTGTAGGCTCGGGAACTCTCACGATCTTTGATATCGATGAGACTCTTTTTCATACGTATGCCAAAGTTACTGTTGTAAAAGATGGTAAGACTGTTCGGTCGCTAGACAATCAAGAGTTCAATACCTACAAGCGTAAGAAGGGTGAAACTTACGATTTTGGAGAATTTGCAAATGCTGAAGTGTTTCGCAATTCATCTAAACCAATCACTCGAATGGTTGCTAAAACTAAAGCTATTTTTGCTAACTCGAAAAAGAATCCTCACAGCCGAGTGATTATGTGTACTGCTCGATCTGACTTTGATAATAAAGATATTTTTCTTCAGACGTTCCGTGATCATGGTTTGCCTATTGACAATATTCATGTGGAGCGCGCCGGGAACCTCAAGATTGACTCTTCCGCTGAAGCCAAGAAGATTATCTTTCGTAAATATATAAATACACAGAACTATATAAAACTTAGGTTGTTTGATGATGCTCCTAGCAATCTTCATGCATTCCTTTCTTTACAAAAAGAATATCCAAATATTAAGTTCGAAGCCTATTTTGTAAATCCTGATGGATCGGTAAAGACAGTACGATGAAATCTTTTAAGAGTTATATTAGAGAAGCTCGCATGACCACCGTGAGTGAGATTACGGCTGCTATTGCTGGCCATAAGAAGGCTGGTGAGATTCTAAATCCGGTGTATCAAGATCTTGTTGACCAAGCCAAGCGCGTGATGAGAAATGATACGTATTCATCAAAGCCTGATGAATTGCTTGATCTAGTGCGTGCTGACCGTGATGATCCAGACCTGACTGAATTGTATTATACTAGTTTTGATGGGTTTGTGAGCCATGGTAAAATTGAAAAACTAGTGAATAAACTTGAAAAAAAGAATAAGCCACAATATAAGCATATGATTAAGAGTGTTCGTGATTATCTTAAAATCTGGAAACCTATTGGCGAAGATCTTAAGTATCTTAAAGGCAAAGTTGTTAAGGTAACACAAAAGCGTGCTGAAGCTAAGGCTGTTGCAACTACTGCGCTACAAAAGAAGTTCAGTGATTCATCGACGCTTATTAAGATCTTAGAGAGCCATCTCAATGAGTATAAGAAGATGGCTGAAACACGAGCTCGTGAGTTTGTTAAGAAGCGCCTTGATTATTTTAAAAGTCACGAGTGGAATCTTGACAAAGCTGCTCCTAATCCTTCGAGCTTTTATGGTGGAACAGATTATAAGATGAAGAAAGCAGCTCGTGATGCGCTGGAAGCCTTCACAAAATCAAAGAATACAAATCGTCGGCATGGTGAGCCAGATATTCGTGAGCCCGATCAAGCCAAGATTGAACATTACGTTAAGTTAAATGTTCAGGGTGCAGAAGATGCGTATCGTAGTTTCATGCAAAAGATGATCGAAAAGATTGGTAAGCCAGTAGTCAATGCTAATATGGCCGGTAACATTTGGACTAATGCTGTTCTTACGGTAACTACTAATGACGGTGAGGAGCAAATTTGGAATACAAAGATGATTCTGAATTTCTCTAAGTATCAAACCATGTTTAATCAATTCCCTTCTCGTAGGAAAAAATAATGACTGCATTTAAAAGTTTTCTTGCTGAAGAAACTAGCGAAGAAAAACTTAAACATCTTGAACATGCTGAAGATCATGTAATTAATGCTGGTGCAGAAGGTTTCTCGCACGCATATCATAATTTAAAAGATGTACATGATAAGCTTTCTGGTAAAGAAAATGCTACAAAAGTAACTATGAAGTATGATGGTTCGCCTTCTGTTGTATTTGGGCGACATCCACAAACTGGTAAGTTCTTTGTTGCTTCGAAGTCTGCTTTCAATAAGAATCCTAAGATCAACTATACTGAAGAAGACATTCAGCGTAATCATGGTCATGCTCCTGGCCTAGTTCAAAAGCTCAAAGCAGCTCTTCATCATTTGCCTAAGGTGACTCCAAAGAAGGGAGTTTTCCAGGGTGATATCATGCATACACCGAATGATGTACATCAGACTGGTGCAAAGGTACATTTCACTCCAAACACCATTACATATTCAGCTAATAAAAATTCACCTCATGGAAAAGCTGCAGTTCGTTCTAAAATTGGTGTAGCAGTTCATACTAAATATAATGGCAAAAATCTTGAAGATATGAAAGCCGAATATGCTCCTAATTTAGATGAATTTGGTGCTCATAAAGATGTGCATTTAATTTCTACAGAACATGATACTTCTGGTATTAATTATAAACCACAACATCAAGCTAAGTTTATTAAGCATATGGCAGCAGCCGCAAAATTGCATTCAAAGACAAATCCTGAAACTCATGCTGCAATTGAGAATCATCGTATTCCTTTAAAGACTTATATCAACCACACCGTTCGTACTGGTACAAAGCCTAATACGAATGAGTTTATAGCTCATCTTGCGAAGTCTCATCAGAGAAAGATAGACGCTGTAAAAACAGATAAAACAAAAGCTTCAAAAGCAAGTGCTATGGAACGTGATGTATCTCATGTTCAGAATAATCGTAAACACTTTGAACGCGTTCTTCAAATGCATACTCATTTACAAAAAGCTAAAGATGTATTAGCTAACACACTCTCGAGCCACGCTGAGTTTGATCATAGTATTAGTGGTAAGAAATCTAAGCCTGAAGGATTTGTAGTGGTAAGACACAATCGTCCTACTAAGATTGTTGATCGTGCTGAGTTCTCGGCTGCTAACTTCAATAAGGACAAAAATCTGTGAAGGCAATCCATATCACTCAAGGAAGATTTAACCCTGTACATGCTGGCCACGAGATGGTGGTGAAGCATGTAATGGATGCTGCGAAGAAAGAAGGAGCCGATCATAAGATTCTGACTACTGGATCTCATGATGCCAAGAAGAATCCCCTGACTCCGGAACAGAAGGTGAAGCATCTTTCTCGTGCTGTCAAAGGTGCGAAGGTTGAAGCTATGTCTAAAGAACATCCTACGCTTCTGCACCAAATGACAAAGCTACACAAGGCTGGTTACACTCACGTAACAATGCATGTTGGTTCTGACCGCGTCAATGAATTTCATAAGCTCCTTCATCAATATAATGGTAAGGATCTGAAACACGGTCACTATAACTTTAAAAGTATTAAAGTCAAGTCAGTAGGCGGTGAACGTAAAGAAGGTGGTGGTGGAATCGAATCTGCTTCTGGTACTGCAATGCGTAAACACGCTACTGCTGGAGATAAAGAATCATTCCATAAGATGGCTCCGTCTGGAATGAGTAAATCTCATAAGGATGAACTATATCATGATGTTCGTAAGGGTATGGGAATTCACGAGTCCTTTATTGCCAGATTTAAGAACTGGATTAACTAATGGCTCAATATAGAACTGACAAAAAAATCATCGATTCTGGGCAAGTAACAACTCGTTACGAAGTTATGATGCTTGCAGACCAGCTCACCACAGCTGGTTCAATGGTCGATGCTTTTGGTCGGCTCCGCACTTCGCAACCACACACCCTTTTTGATAATACTTTTCGCTTTACAGATGATACACGAAACTGGTCAATAGCTACAACTGGAGCTGCTAATACCGCACACAGTCCATATGCCTCTTCTGTGCAAATGAATGTCGGTACGACTTCAGGCGATAAAGTAGTGCGTCAGACTTCGAGATATTTTCACTATCAGCCTGGCAAAAGTTTACTTGTTATTAACTCGTTTTGTATGCAGCCTAAAGCCAATGTTCGTCAGAGGGTCGGCTACTTTGATACAAACACCGGTTTCTTTCTCGAGCATGATGGAACAACTGCATATATTGTTAAAAGAACTGCAGTCACAGGATTAGTCACGGAATTAAGAATTCCTCAGTCTGAATGGTCTGAAGACGCGTTTGATGGTACTGGTTATTCAAAAATAACCCTCGATTTTTCAAAATCTCAAATTCAATGGATGGATATCGAGTGGTTGGGTGCTGGTACTACACGAATGGGGTTCGTCGTAAACGGTGTATTCTATACTGCGCACAAGTTTCACCATGCAAATCTGATTACATCTGTTTATATTACATCAGCAAGTTTGCCGATTCGTTATGAGATTGAAAACACCGGTGCTACAGCAAGCAATACGATGTTTGAGCATATCTGTAACACTGTGATTTCAGAAGGCGGCCATACACCACTCGTGTCCACAAGATCGGCTTCAACTCCTCTCATAGGAGTAAATGTTTCGAACACAACTGACACTCCTGTTATTGCAATTCGTTTGAAATCTGATAGAGTTGGAGGAGTGGCTGTACCTGTTACAATGAACTTATACGGTATTCAAAGTACGCCATTCAGATACACAGTTACGCAAGCTGCAAACGTTGTAGGCGGAACTTGGGTAACGCCCGAAGCAGAAAGTCACGTAGAATATAATATCACTCCTACATCTTATACTGGAGGAAAAAACTTACTGCAAGGAATGTTTACCGGGGGCACCGGTGTTTCTGTTATAGATGTAGATTTTAAGAGATTTAACTCTAGCTATCAACTCAGAACGAATCTGGATGGTTCTATGGATACGTTCTTAATTTCTGTTATTGCAACAACAAATAACGACGATGCTGTTGCTTCTATCACTTGGGAAGAATACAATTAATATAAATAACAATGCGGTTAGGCTACGGCAATCCCGTTTGTTTACAGATAAGCCCAAGGGAAACTCTGATGGAAGATAAGAAGAAACCGGTACCAGAAAAGAATATTAAGAAGCCTACGGGCAAGTCTGCAACTGGTAAACCACTAGATGGCATTGACATCAATCCTCAGCTAGATGACAAGAGCCGTACAAACGAGGACTTTGCCGTCCTAACCGCGTCCCTTCAGGAACGCAAGGCTCTTACGCTTGCTCAACGCCAACAAAGAGGCCGACAACTCAAGCGTATTCAACCAAAGCTTCAGAGAGCCAAAGAGATCTCACAGGGCCGGTTAGCCGGCACGGAAAAATTACAGAGGCGCGCCGAAGCCAAGGCGCGAGCATTACTGAAATCAAGAATTTCTGCTCGAAAGGATATTCCCTATTCTAAGCTTACAACATCTGAAAAGATTCAGGTAGATACCGCAGTCGCCAAGAAGACAAAGCTGATTAAGCGTATCGCTGCGCGTCTTCTACCAAAGCTGAGAAAGGCAGAGTTTGAAAGACTGAAATCTTACCACAGTGGCGAACCAATGAAGAGTCTCCACACGGTGGTTGCCGCTGAAGATTTCTCTGGTCTTTTCAATGATCTCAATGCCAAGTCAACACTTGAACTTGTAGACATCATTGAGAACGCGATTACCAAGTTCGAAAAAGAAGGTAATCCGATTAGCATTACTCTACGTAGAATGCTAAACTCGACGGTTGGTACAGATCCAATCATAGAGACCCTGATCAAAAAAGCTGAAAAGACTGGCATACCGTTCTCGACTCTCAAGGAAGTGTTCGAGCGCGGTCTTTCGTTGTATGTAAATGAATCGACACAAACACCCGAACAAATTGCATTCAATCGAGTCAATAGCTACATTGCCAAGGGCAGAGCTTGGACTCTTGATGCGGATCTTCGCGAAGAGAAGATTGTTAACGAAGAACTTGATATTGCGTTTAAAGAATTGCTTGAAAAAAATAATATGTGCAGCAAAGAGATTGTGGATCGTAAGCCTGCAGAATCAAATGTAAAAAAGCGCCAGCAGGAAGTTCAGAAAAAGATTATTGACGAAGGCGAGATGAAGCCATATGTAAAGCCACACTATGGGTCAAGCGATCCAAAGAAACAAACAGCATGGGTTGCTTCGAATAAGTGGGGCAAGAAGAAATATTTTGGAATGGACTTCAAGAAGTCGGCCGAGAAGCATGCTAAGATTAATGAAGACTCTCCATCTCAAAGAGAGATTGGCACAAACACACTAGTTAAGAAGTATAAAAAAGAAACACCGGGTCAAGAGAAATCAGATCTTAACGAAACATTCAACATGGCTTGGACTGCTGGCATCGGTGTGACTCTTTCAGCTGAAGAATGCGGTATCAAGATGAAGCCGGCATTTGAACTTCATCCTGATGTAGTTGATGCGATGGAGGAAGTTCGTTCTTCGGATGTTGAAGGCGTAATTGTTCGCACTGCTGATGGTAAAACTATAGTGCGCAGACAAAAAAGAAACAAAAAGATCATTGGATCCGGAAATGTAAACGATGGGAAGCCAGATGATACGCTTTAAGGAATTCATTTCAGAAGCCCGCGGCGAAGATTCAAAGGGGCATTTTATTGCAACAGAGAAGGGTGCTGGAATGACAGCAAAGGGCGTCAAAGCCTTTCGTGCCAAAAATCCAGGATCAAAGCTTCAAACTGCTGTGACCGGTAAAGTAAAGCCTGGATCAAAGGATGCTAAGAGACGTAAGTCTTTTTGTGCACGCATGAGTGGCATGCCGGGTCCTATGAAAGATGAGAAGGGTAGACCAACACGCAAAGCAATGTCATTGCGCAGGTGGAGATGTAGATAATGGAAGAGATTACTAACCCTTTGAAGATCGCATTTGCAGACACCTATGCATTTTATGTGAAGGCACAGAACTATCACTGGAATGTTGAAGGACCGCTGTTTGCGATGTATCATGACTTCTTTGGTAAGATCTACGAAGAGGTAGGTGGAGCAATTGATACGTTCGCCGAAGAAATTCGTGCACAGAATGCATACGCACCAGCAGCATTTGGTAGATTCTCTGAACTTACAAATATTCAAGATGAAGTTTTGATCATTAAGCCAGAGCAAATGGTTGCAATACTGTTCTCGGATAATGCAACGGTGCTTGCTTCTCTTCAGCGTGCACGAGATGCGGCTGACAAGTATGGTGAAAATGGACTTGTAAACTTCATTGAAGAAAGACTTGATCGCCACAAGAAACATGCATGGATGTTAAGGGCTTCAATGAAATGAAATATAGATCCTTAGAGTCTAAGATCCGAGATATCTTTGAAGCTAATCATATTGCTATGGGTGCTATTGAATCTGATCAGAACGATCAGATCGCTGTTGGTTCGTATACAACAAAAGCATTCGAAGTATCTCCTCAAGCTCAGAAGCTTTATGCAGATCTTCCAAAAGATACAAATGCAGATGACGCTCAAACCGCAGCAGAGAACTTAGATAAATTATTTGATATTGTTAAGGATGTGCACCATACCGGCAAAGCGACCGCGGCTCATATTGCTCGGGCTACAATGCATGGTGAGATCGTAATGAGACATGCTGCTGGGATGAAGCTTGAAAAAGAACATGAGGCAATTGTAAAGGCTGCTATGGATTCGTTACATAGAGTGGCAGGCGAACATAAAAAAGAACTCAATCCAGATGATGATTACCATCCGGCAGATGACAAAAGATTTCACAACCCGCCAAAGGGATACACACCAGATCCTATTCCTGGGCCCCAAGGTGACAAAGATATAGATAACCTAAAAAGATACCTTATTAAAAGGTCTCGTGCGGCAGAACGCAAAATTAAAATCATAGATGCAGACTAAAGGACTACCACAATGTTTACAAAGAAACTCGAAGATCAATTTTCTGCCGACCTTCTGAACACCGTTCGTGGTGTTCTAGGCGAGGCAAAACACGACAAAGAATGTGAATGCGAAAAGTGTGAAAAAGAAGAAGAAGATGATGAAGACGAAGATGAAGAGAATGAAAAAGAAGATAAAAAGAAAGAGATGAAGGAAGGCAAAACCGGTCTCTGGGCAAATATCCATGCAAAGCGCAAGAGAATCAAAGCCGGTTCTGGCGAGCGCATGCGTAAGCCTGGATCGAAGGGCGCTCCAACCGATGCTGACTTCAAGGCTGCTAGCGAAAGCGTAGAGATTGAAGAAGCTGAAAACAAGACTGGTCTGCCTAAGTCGACCGCTGAAAAGAACAAGCAACACATTGAAATTACATCTTTACTTGGTCACAAGCGTCGTGTTCCTGTTCATCCAACAAATACTTATAAGGCATTGAATCGCTATCGTAACGATCCTTCGACAAAGAGCGCTCGTATTGTTTCAGAAGAAACCGAGCTTGAAGAAGGTAAGATGAAGGATCTAGTCACCAAGCACATGGATGCTGGTCACGACTATGAGACTGCTCTGAAGAAAGCTAAGAAACATTTAGATGTTCCTTTCGATGGTCCTTATAGAAAGCCTGGAACTCGTAAAGATGAATATGGTAATGTTGTAAAGAACGTTGCTAAACATCTTGCTAGAAAAGCAATGGCTAAGGAAGAAATAGACCCTGATCTTGAAGATGAATTGAAAGCTACACGCCAGACAAAGAAGTCTGTTGCTGATGCTAAGAAAAAGTATGGCATGAAAGAAGATTCAGAACACACCAATTGCGGAACTCCGGAATGCTGCGGACAGTGTGATACAGCCGAGCAGATCGATGAGCTTTCGAAGAAGACTCTTGGATCCTATGTAAAGAAAGCTAAGAAAGAATTAAGCTCTTCAGACTATCATGTTGGCCGGGCTGTTGGCGCTCGTGAAACAGGGGGCAAATCTAATTTTTCTCCAGAGCTTGAACGCAAGCTAGCTAACCGTGGTAAGAAACGCTATCATGGCATTGATAAAGCTGTTGATAAAATGATGACTAAGGAAGAAGCCGAGCAGATCGATGAGCTTTCAAAGAAGACTCTTAAGAATTATCTCAACAAGAGAAGCGTACAAACAACTCAGAGCAAATTGGTTGGAGCCAATCTTCGCCACGCAATGTCACACGACGTTGGACTAAGAGGTACTAAGCCATTGATATCACCTGAGACAACCAAAGAGTTGGAAAAGGTTAGCAAACAAGCTCTTGATTTTTCAACTAAAAAGGGAAAGTCAATTGAGTTAGCAAGAAAAAAAATAGGAGTTGCTTCTGATTATAGAAAGAAACTTAAAGTTCCTGCAAATGAAGAAGTAGAGCAGATCGATGAGCTCTCGAAGGGAACGATGGGTCGTTATATTAATAAAGCTGCCGATCGCATGAGCACTCAAGGTGTTACTGCTGGTTTAAAAATTGCTGCTGATGAAAAGTCGAGCAAGAACTTTAAGAACATTGCTAAGCGCCAAAAGGGAGTTGCTACAGCAGTATCTAAGTTAACCAAGGAAGAGCAAGACTTTATCGATTCATTGAATGACGTTGATCAGATCGACGAATTGTCAGGTGCAACACTCGGTTCTTACGTTGTTAAATCAAGAAAAGATGAAACAGATCGCCGCGAAGCTGGAATTAAGACGCGTGACGAGATTCGTAAGCAAACTGGTCTAAGAGTCGGCACTCCTATTGATCGCAAGCTATATAGCCCAACGGCTAGCCGTGGTGCAGGACAGAAGATGGCAGTAAAGAAGCTTACTGGTCAAGCACGAGTGAATGCTAAGGAAGAAGTAGAGCTTGAAGAAGGTCGTGGTCGTCCTCCGAAAGAAGGTTCGGCAGCTTGGAAGGCTCGTCAAAATCAAGCTAATGATGATATGACAGCTCTTGGCGTACAACTTCGTAAAGCTAAATCAATGAACAAAAAAGTTCGTTTCATGAATGGCAAAGAACACGAAGTTCATCCTAATCATGTAGATCGATTTGAAGATCATATGGCTGCTCGTAAGACTTCACAAGATAAGGGTGAATTTCAAAAGCATGCTCATAAATCACATGAAGACTTCGTGAAGGCTGTTACCGCACCAGTTCCTAAAGTATCAAAAGATACTGGTGAGATTGTAAAATATAGGCATTGACATGAAAGAAAAACAGTTAGAAGAAGAAGTCTTAGACGAAAAGAGAAATAAGAAATATATTGATCTCTTTCATAAAAAGAGTTCTCGCTATTTAGATGATATGTTAACTACACAAAAAGAATAAATAAAAGAAAGCTTTTAGGAGGAAATAAAATGGCTCAATGGGGCAATACAGACGACGCTGCAAACTCGGTCCTATGGGCCACTACGCACGTTAATTTAACACCAAATACTACTAACCAAACTACATTGTTTGGAAATACAACTATTGGCGGGATTGTTCCTAACAGAGCAGTAGGTCAATTTGGCTTAGATGCTACAGAAATTGGTGTTTCTGGTAATGCTGCTATTCAGCAGTATATTATTACCAGCAGCGGCTCAGGTTATGGTGCCAATGCTGCTGTAACTGTTGCAAACTCAGCAGGTGGTTCAAATACAGTTGCTGCTAACTCAACAGTTACACTCGGTCGTGTAACTGCAGTTACTGCTAATGTTACAATTGCTGGCTATAACACAGCATTAGGTGCACCTGCTGTTACAATCGCGGCACCAGTAGCAATCAATATTGTATCAAATACTGCTGGATTCAGCAACACTCTAGACACCTTTATTGTATCTTCTGCAAACTCACGTTTCCAGGTTGGTGATCGCCTTTATTATGCAGTTCCAGCTGGTAATACTGCGATCGCTCCTCTTACTGCTAACACATTTTATTATGTTCAAGCAGCAAATACAACAACTCTTAAACTTACAGCAACTCCAAATGGAACTCCTATTGATTTAACAGATACTCGCAACCTTTCTTCACCAGAAACACACACTATTGTTGGTGATACTGCAACAGCTGTAGCTGAACTTACTGAAGTTGGTTATACTAAGGGTGCAGCTCATACTGGTTGGGTACTACGCACAGTAGGTAGTGGTGGCCGAGCCGGCCGGGTTCAGTATGAAACATTGGTTGCGTTTGGTGGTAACTTCTCGAATGACGCTGAAGATGTAATTCTACCTGACGCTTAAGGAATAATATATGTCTGATCGTGCTAAAAAGATTACAGAACTGACATCAATTGGCACGGCCAACACGTCGATTGTTAGCGGAGACCTCTTCATTGTTGAGGACGTTTCCGCTAACACGACAAAGTCTGCTACATTATCCACGCTACGTAAAGCTATTGTACAAGGTCCCTATGCAGACGATACAGCAGCAAACACCGCGGGTGTTGCTCTAGGACAACTATACTATACTGTTGCGGGAGCTGTAAAAGTAAGAATTGTATAATGATTGATAAACTTGATGAAACAAATTTTGTTATATATGCAGCGAAACATTATGATAACCCACAGTGTTTTGATACATTAGAATTTTATGAAGATTTAGCTAGATTTAAATATATCAAAAGATTATTCAATAGATATGAAGAAGCTGGTGAATTAAAAGAAAGATTAGTACTTAATCATCTTACTATTCTTTATAATGTGTTTGGTGTTGCTGCTACTAGATTACTATTTTTTAAACTCGATGGCTATTATCATATGTTGAAGCCGTTTGTTATTTTGCTTGGACAAATGCCAGATAGTATTCATGGAATTGGAATAGAAAACAAAACTATACGAAGTTCAGATATATCAATGGACTTAAATATCGTAGAAATACTGAGGAAGATTTAATGCAAAAGGCGCTTGGTAAACACATTGGTACTGTAAACGGTTATCATATTCATGATCTCGGTGCTAATACTCCACACAAAGACAAGAGGTTCTTAGCTTATCACAATGAGTATGCATTTATTAGTCATACAGCTCCTACTAAAACTGAAGTAGCTAAAAAATCTAAAGAACACAAAAAGAGTGAACCTGCTCCAAAGCGCACCGAACATGATGATTGGCGCGATAGTATGAAACACCGTGTTCAGTCTGGCGAAATTCGTCGAGCAGTTATGAGTAAAAGACTTGGTGAAGAAGTTGCTGTGAATTCCGCAGGAGCTGGTAATGTTGCCGGACTTGGTGTAGGTCCACAGGGCGAACCGGGTGTGAAGAAAAAGAAAAAGAACATCATGACTTTCAGTAGATTTGCGAGAAAATAATATGTTTAGTTTGATTCCTTTTCCATATAAGCTGCTAGCGGGCGCTGCACTTATAATTGGTATTTTCTTTTATGGATATACTAAGGGATCTGCTCATGCTGAAACACAACTTGCTAGATATGCTGCTAAAGCTAATGCACAAATCGCAGAGCTTGAAAAAAAGAATTCTCAAATTTCAAATAAAATACAAGTTGAATATGTTGATAGAGTTAACACAATTAGAGAGAAAGAATATGTATATCGCGACGTCGCTAAAAACTCTGTTCCTAGTCAGCACGATATGTCTAACGGCTGGGTGTACACGCACGATGCTAGTGCCACTTCCAGTAATGCCGACCCCACCAGAGCTTCTGATGCGACCTCCTCAGGAATTAAAGACAATCAGATCCTCCTCACCGTCCTCACCAACTACTCAACCTGCTTGCAAAATAATCAACAACTTATTGGTTTGCAACGATGGGTCAACGACAGTAAGGCCGCAGTAGATAAAGCTGCTGAAGAAAAGAATAAAAAATGAAAAAGTTTAAAGAATTTGATAAATCGAAGTCAGATGACTCAGAAGAAACTCCTTCCAGAGATAACATTGCTAACGTCATTGCAAATTCTTTGAATCGTCTCGGTGGAAAAGACGATTCTAAAACTATGCTTACATTAATTGCGGCTCTCGGTTTATTAAATACTAATAAAGATGGTCTTCCATTAAGTGTTGCTAGAAGACTTGCTACAACTATTAAGAAATAATGGAGAACTATTATGTGGCAGAAATTTATAAACTGGTTTAAAGTTTTTGATTTAAATAAAGACGATAGAGTTACAGCAGAAGATTTAGAGTTTGCAAAAGCAATTGCTGACAAGAATCTAAAAGAAGCAAATCAACTTATCAATGAAGCTAAAGTTAGCGCTAAAAGAGTTAAAGAAGAACTTGTTGATGTCGGCAAATCAGTAAAAGAAGTTCTTAATCAGGCTGATGATATTATCGATGCTGCTAAAGGTAAAAAAAGACGCGGTAGGAAAAGCAAGCAATGAGATTATTAAATTTTTTCTCAATACCAAAAGAAATTGATACATTACAAGAACTCGAAATTGAAAAAGGAAGAGTTCAATTAATGATCATGAAAATAGCCGCGATTTCGCTTGGCTTTATCATGACGTCAGTTGTACTGATGATGTTAGTCGGTCTTTTCATGCCAAACAACGTTATCGATAACAATGAGATTTTCAAAATAATCGGTCCTGCATTTTCCACAATTGTCGGAGCTTTTGTCGGAGCTTTTGCTACAATGATGGGAATGAAGATCTATGATTTTGATCCTAATGTTAAATCACAAGAAATGGGCAAAACAGATTATAAATCTATAGCGGAAGCAGATTCACTAAAAATAAGTGATGATATTAGAATGTTAGAAGCTATAAACAAATATCGTAATTCAGATGAAGATCTGGGTCCATTTTAATGAGTGATATTAATGAAATAACCAATCTTGTTAAAGATATAGCAGTTATTAGTTCTTTAGTAGACAGATTAGATACTACTATTGATAAGCTAACAGTTATTTCTAGTAGTGTATCAAGTTTGTTAGCAGTACATGAAGCCAAACTTGATGCACATGAACTTACAACTAAGAGCTTAATTGAAACTGTAGAAATAAGAAGAATGGAAACAGAAGATAAATTGGAATCGATTCAAGAGCGCATTTTTTTAGGAGAACGTCAATTTTCAGAGAAAATTGATGATCAATATGATGAGATCATGAAAGAAATTAAAGAAATGAGAGTAGAAGGCAATCTGTGGCGCAACGGTTTCAGTGAAAGAATTGCTACTATAGAAAAATGGCAATGGATTGTTGTTGGTGGCTCTACTGTAATTGGTAGCATTCTTGCTCTTATTCCATGGGATAAATTATTCTAATTACAACATTTTTTTGTGTACTTATTTTCCAATCTTGATATAATGATAATATCAGATTTGGAGTAGTACATTATAATGATTTGGTTAGATCACAAATACGTTAATCTATTATCCGGTAGATTAGAAAGATTTGCTCGAGTCGGGGCAGAGACGTATCGATTCCGCTGTCCAATCTGCGGTGACTCCGAAAAAGATAAAAGAAAGACTCGTGGTTATGTCTTTCAACGAGGTGGCCAACTTCGTTACTTTTGTCATAACTGTGGCGCTTCTATGCGATTCCAGTATCTGATCAAGTCTATTGATCCTACACTATATCTGGAGTATGTCAAGGAAAAAATCAAAGAAAACAATCAAGCAAACGAGACGCACGTATTTGCTCAAAAGATGAAGCCACCAGTCTTTGTTAAAGAAACACAACTCTCGGAACTTATTAAAGTAAGTAAGTTGAAGCCAGAGCATCCTGTAAAGCAATGGGTTGAACGTAGACAGATTCCAAGTAATTCTCATTATAAGCTGTTCTACTGCAAGAAGTTTGCTTCATGGGTAAACTCTATTATCCCTGACAAATTTAATGCTACTGTAGAAGATGAACCTCGACTTATCATTCCATTCCTCGACGAAGACAAGAAACTCTTTGGTTTCCAAGGGCGATCATTCAAGAAGAATGGTTTAAGATATATTACCATCATGCTCGATGAAAGTAAACCAAAGATTTTTGGAATGGATACTATTGATCGATCGAAAGATATATATTTAGTCGAGGGTCCAATTGATTCTTTATTTATTCCTAATGCTATAGCTTCTGCCGGGAGCGATTTGATTAGTCAATTGTTGTTGACAGATTTACCAAAAGATAGTATGATTATAGTATACGACAATGAACCACGCAATAAAGAAATTGTAAAGAAGATTGAAAAAACAATTAATGCCGGATATCGTGTCTGTGTCTGGCCAACAAGTATCGAGCATAAAGACATCAATGATATGGTCTTGGCCGGATACACACCAGAGCAAGTGAAGGATATAATCGATGATTGCACCTACTCCGGACCAACAGCAAAACTTCACTTTACCTTGTGGAGAAAAGACCGTTGAGATGATTCAAAAGTTACCAGAGCAAGATTTAACTTGGGTAGTCTATAATGCTAATATGATTAGCTATGCTCAGATGTTGATTATTCAGTATCGTGGACTTCAATTCTTTGATAGTTATGTGAAGGTTGTTTCGCGAGATAATGTTGATGGAGCAAAAGGTATTATGTACTTTGATCCAGATTTATTTAATTTAATAGGAAATGGATATGGTTGATAATGAATACGGTGTAGAGTTTGAGTGGATTGAAATTAAGCAATTAAGAATCAATCGGACTGATGGCAAATGGCTTATTGAATATCGCCGTGAACCTCGCCTCTGGGCGGTTTGGGATAAGTGGTGGTGGTATAATGATGGCATATATTCAGAATATACTGACGCACTGAATAGAATTAAAGTTCTAAAGAATAATAAAGCCGTGAAGTTTGCTCGGTTTCGCAAAGTTTCAACAATTATTGTAGAATAAAGGTGTTTTATGAAAGTAGTGATTGCCGGCTCAAGAAATATTGATGATTACAAGTTAGTTGTTGACACTATTAGTAAATCAGGATATAGTATAACTGAGGTTGTGAGTGGTTGCGCTGTTGGAGTCGATCGACTCGGTGAACAGTGGGCTCGAGCGAACAACATTCCAATTAAAGAAATGCCGGCCGATTGGTCTAATTACGGCAACTCCGCAGGTCCACAACGAAATAGAGCAATGGCAGAATATGCTGATGCTGCTGTTGTTATTTGGGATGGACAATCTCGAGGATCTCGTAATATGATTGAGAACATGATTCGCAGAAAGAAGCCTTATCATATTGGTATGACTTCTACAACACTTGAGGATTTTGTATGAATGATGCCTATCAAGAAGCTATGCGCTGGCTTGAAGAAAAGTATAATGAAGCTCTGAATAAAGACGATAAAGGTGAGATGCTTACAATCGAGTGGATCATCAATACAGTTTATTTTGATAATGATATGAGGAATAGTTAATGTCTAGAGTGAATTTGATTGGTATTACTAAACCCAGTGCGTATACAGAATGCACTAGTGCTAATGAACTTGTTGCTTGGGCAGCGCGAGTATCGAATCCTTCTAATCAGAATAATACTGCTACAGCATCTAAGCTTGTACAGTATCTTATCAAGAACCAGCATTGGTCACCTTTGGAGATAGTTCATGTTTCTATGGAAATTAAAACAACACGCGATATCGCTCGGCAAATTCTACGCCACCGCTCCTTTGCATTCCAGGAATACTCTCAGCGCTACGCCGATCCAACAAAAGATCTTGGATTCGTTACAAGAGAAGCTCGTTTACAGGACACTAAGAACCGGCAAAACTCGGTAGAACTAGGACCAGACGAAAACCGGCTGGCTGAGGAATGGAACATTGTTCAAAAGCAAGCATTGAATGCTGCTAACTTTGCTTATCAATGGGCTACTGAACGTGGTATTGCTAAGGAACAAGCTCGTGTGGTTTTGCCTGAAGGTTGCACCGAATCGGTTATGATCATGTCGGGTTCGTTGCGCTCGTGGGTTCACTACTGCCAGCTTCGTATGGACAAGGCAACTCAGAAAGAGCACAGAATTATTGCAGAACAATGCTGGGATATTATTGGCCAACATTTCCCAGATGTGAAGAAAGCTCTTGATGATCTTGTAGCACATCAAGAATTTAAAAACAAGTTACCATAAAAGAACTTATATATAAAGTTACTATGTAAAATGATTGAAGCTATTGTAGCATTAGGAAGAGTGTATGATAACAGTAATGAAGCGTGACGGAACACGCGAGCCACTAGACATTAATAAATTCCACAAAGTCGCTATGTATGCATGTGAAGGTCTATCTGGCGTTTCTGTATCTGATCTCGAAATTAAAACTCATATTCAATTTTACGATAAGATCAAGTCGACTGACATTCAAGAGACTTTGATCAAGGCTGCTGCTGAGCTTATTACTGAAGAAGCACCGAATTATCAGTATGTTGCTGGTAGACTAATCAACTATAATCTTCGCAAAGAAGTTTATGGCGAGTATGAGCCCTGGCATCTATGGAAGCATTATAGCAAGGTTGTCATCGATGGATACTATGATAATGCTCTTGTAACTGCATATAATCAAGAAGATTGGAACGAACTAGCTGATTACATCGATCATGAACGTGATGGTCTTCTAACATACGCTGCCATGGAACAGTTCCGTGGCAAGTATCTCATCAAGAACCGTGTAACAGGAAAGTTTTACGAAACTCCACAGATGGCTTTCATGCTTATTGCCATGACTCTCTTCCAGAATTATACTAAAGACCGAATCAAGTGGGTAAAGGATCTCTATGATGCAATCAGTACTTTTGATATTAGTTTGCCTACTCCTATTATGGCAGGCGTCCGCTCACCTCAACGTCAATTTAGTTCGTGTGTACTTATCGAAACTGATGACTCGCTGGATTCGATAAATGCTACAACATCAGCCATCGTCAAATATGTTAGTCAGAAAGCTGGAATTGGTATCGGTGGGGGTCGTATTAGGGCTATTGGATCTCCTATACGCCGCGGCGATGCTTCTCACACTGGTGTTATTCCTTTTTGGAAGCATTTTCAGTCTGCTGTTAAATCTTGTAGCCAAGGCGGTGTCCGTGGTGGAGCAGCGACACTCTATTACCCCCTTTGGCATTACGAAGTGGAGGATCTACTTGTCCTAAAGAACAACAAGGGAACTGAAGATAATCGTATTCGTCATTTAGATTATGGTGTTCAGTTTAATAAGGTAATGTATGAAAGACTTCTATCTGGAGATAATATCACTCTCTTCTCGCCTAGTGATGTCCCGGATCTCTACGAAGCGTTTTATACAGACAATGAAAAATTTAGAGAACTCTATGAAAAATATGAGCGCTCTACCAAAATCAGAAAAAAAACCATTTCTGCGATTGATCTCTTCTCAACCTTTATGCAAGAGCGAAAAGACACCGGACGAATCTATCTAATGAATGTTGACCATGTAAATGATCATGGATCGTTTATAAAAAATGTAGCTCCTATTCGTATGAGTAATCTGTGTTGTGAGATCACTCTTCCTACCACACCATTAAAGGACATTAATGATGAACATGGAGAGATTAGTCTCTGTACTCTTGCTGCTATCAACTGGGGAAAGATACGGAAGCCTAGCGACTTTGAAAAACCCTGCACCGTCGCGGTCCGCGCACTTGACGCTTTACTTGATTATCAATCATATCCTGTTAGAGCCGCTGAAGTGGGTACTCACAACCGCCGCCCTCTTGGTGTGGGGATTATTAATTTTGCTTATTGGCTTGCTCGTAATGATTCCACTTATTCCTCTCCTCATCTTGAGTTGGTTCATGAGTATGCTGAAGCCTGGTCGTATTACCTAATTAAAGCTTCGGTCGATCTCGCAGAAGAAACGGGAGCCTGTCCGAAATCTAATGAGACAAAGTATCATCATGGTCTTATGCCAATTCATACTTACAAGAAAGAAGTTGATGAATTAGTCGACCCTAGTTATAAAATGGACTGGGACTCTTTGAGTATAAGAGCAAATGTACTTGGAATTCGTAACTCGACTCTGATGGCTCTGATGCCGGCTGAAACCTCAGCTCAGATTAGCAATTCAACTAATGGTATTGAACCTCCTCGAGCTCTCATCTCGATCAAACAGTCAAAGGATGGCGTGCTCAAGCAGGTTGTTCCTGAGCTAAAGAGATTAAAGAATAAATACGAGCTACTGTGGGATCAAAAGTCTCCAGAAGGATATCTGAAGATTATGGCAGTCTTACAAAAGTTTATTGATCAGGCAATTTCAGTAAACACTTCTTATAATCCTCTTTGCTATGATGATGAGAAGATTCCAATGTCTGAAATGATTAAGCATGTTCTTATGCATTATAAGTATGGTGGTAAAACACTATACTATTTCAACACCTTTGATGGTGCTGGTGAAATTGAAGATTCTAAACCACTAGCACAAGGGCAATTAGATGATGAGGACTGTGACTCTTGTACAATTTAACAGGAGTATTAAATGGCAAAATCTGTTTCATCAAAAGACGCACATGTAAAAATTACAACTGGAACCTCACAAGACATAAGACGTCCTAAATTTTCTACTATGAATAAACACAAGAAGAGATCCTTCAAAGCATATCGAGGCCAAGGTCGCCGATAACAGGAGTTGATTATGAATTATATCATGTTGAACACGGACAATTGGGAAGATGTTGGTAAATGGTATCGACTTGTTTCTTTAAATAGACGTACTAATAGTACTGCTACTGAATTGGTTTTAGAATATAATGGAAAAACATTTGAACGAGTCGTGGCTTATCACCAAATTGAATGGGAAGAAGAAAGCTAATTAAATGAGTGTGTTTACACAAAATAAAATTGATAATACTGAGCAACCGTGTTTCTTCGGAGAACCGGTTAATATTGCTCGCTATGATAAACAGCGGTATAATATTTTTGAAAAGTTAACTGAAAAACAACTTGGGTTTTTCTGGAGACCAGAAGAAATAGATCTTTCTCGTGATGGTAAAGACTTTAAAGGACTGAACGATCATGAAAAGCATATCTTTACATCTAATCTCAAGCGGCAAATTCTTCTTGACTCTGTACAGGGACGCGCGCCTAGCTTGGCTTTTCTTCCGATATGTTCGCTCCCCGAACTCGAAACCTGGATCCAAACTTGGGCATTTTCCGAGACGATTCATAGTAGATCCTACACTCACATCATTCGAAACGTATATTCAGATCCGTCGCGGGTATTTGATGAAATGCTCGACATTGAAGAAATCTCAGAGTGCGCCGGAGACATCTCAAAACACTACGATCGATTAATCAAATCCAACAATCAGTACTCTCTCTTCCAACATGACAAGAAGCATATGTATGACCATAAGAAGGCACTGTGGCTGTGTCTCAATGCAGTGAATGCACTGGAAGGAGTAAGATTCTATGTGTCCTTTGCGTGTTCATGGGCGTTTGCTGAAGTCAAGAAAATGGAAGGTAACGCTAAGATCATCAAACTCATTGCCAGAGATGAGAACATTCATCTTGCCTCTACTCAGCAACTCCTCAAAATTCTGCCGAAAGAAGATGAGGACTTTGCTCGCATACAAGAAGAGACTCGTGAAGAGTGCATTAAGATGTTCTATTCTGTAGTTGAACAGGAGAAAGAGTGGGCACGATATCTGTTTAAAGATGGGTCTATGATAGGACTGAATGAGCAATTGCTTTGCGACTACGTAGACCATATTGCAGCTAAGCGTATGGGTGCTATTGGATTAAATGGTAAACCTGGAGTTAACCCTCTTCCATGGACACAGAAATGGATTGCAGGATCTGACGTACAAGTTGCTCCTCAAGAAACAGAAATCACCAGCTATATCAATGGTGGTGTTAAAAAAGATTTAGATGAAAATACTTTTAAGGGATTTCAATTATAATGGATTGGACAACATGCTCCTCGTGTGAGGAAGAATTTAAAATACTTACTGATACTACAACTCGGCCTACGTTCTGTCCATTTTGTGCAGAGGAACTTGATCTTAAAGATCTTTTTGATGAAGAAGAAGATGAATAAATAAATCTTTCCGCTTGTTATGGAATAGATTTATGTGGTTATTCGAAGACAAAGAATTTGTTCATGATGGCGAATGGTATGGTTTCGTATACCTTATTGAAAATCTGACCAATGGTAAGAAATACATAGGTCGTAAGTATCTTACAAAAGCTGGATACAAGACTGTCAAAGGTAAAAGGAAGAAGATCCGTGTAGAGTCCGATTGGGACGACTATTACGGGTCT